AAGCTGGATGCGCTGGAGGACATCATCGAAGCGGCTGCCGGAAAACCGCTGCTGGTGGCGTACTGGTTCAAGCATGACCTGACCCGAATAAGCGAACGGCTCCACAAGCTCCATGTGCCGTTTGCCAAGCTGGACAGTGCCGACAGCATCAAGCGTTGGCAGCGCGGCGAGCTTCCCGTGGCACTGATACACCCCGCCTCCGCCGGTCACGGGCTCAATCTTCAGAGCGGCGGCAGCGCCATCGTCTGGTTTGGGCTGACATGGTCGCTTGAGCTCTACCAGCAGACCAACGCAAGGCTCTGGCGGCAGGGGCAAGAATCAGAAACGGTTGTGGTGCAGCACATCGTTACGAAAGGCACCGTTGACGAGCGGATACTGAAAACGCTCTCTAAGAAAGACAGCGTTCAGTCCGCCTTGATCGATGCCGTAAAAGCCGAACTGCAAATCTGAGACAATCAACGACAACCCGTGCCAATCCGAGAGGACTACAAAATATCGGAGGTACGAGCATGAATACACCCTATGAGAATCTGGCAAGCGCCATCATCGTGCAGGCGGCGAATGATTATCGCAAGGCGCTGCGCGACCTGAAACGCAATGCGGACTATGCCCCCGCGCTTCGTGATAAATCCGAAGTGGAGCGTTTCTTCCGTTCCGAGTGGTACCAAATGCTGACTCCCGTCAGCGGAGAGTTACTGCTAAAGAAGCTGCAAGCGGAGGTGGCGTAATATGACGGCGCGTGAGTATCTTTCAAGGGCATATAAGCTCGACCGTGAGATAAAAAGCAAACTTGACCAGATTGAGTCGCTCAAGGATTTAGCTACGAATTGCAGCTCTGTTTTGACCGGGATGCCGCGCAACCCCAACAAGGGCGGCTCTCCTATGGCCGACGCGGTCTGCAAAATCGTTGACCTGCGTGATGAATTGAACCGGGAGCTTGCACAGCTCGTAGACTTCAAGGCGGATGCTGTGAAGGTGATTCACCGGGTGAAAAATTCGGACTACAGGCTTATCCTTGAAAAACGGTATCTCAGCTATATGTCGTGGGAGACGATTGCCGTCGAGCTTGGATATTCCGAAAGCTGGGTGCTGAAGCTCCACAGAAAAGCGATCAAAGCGGTGGATGCGGTTATGCGCGGAGCGGAGGCGAATGGTTTATGAGCTGGTGCGAAGCGAAAGAAGACGGCATTCCTATCGTTAAGGGCAAAGAATCATTTACCGGATACTATCCGCCCTGCCACATCTGCGGGACGCCGGTGTATAGCTGGTCTTACATAAGAGGCACGGCATACACCTGTCCCGAGTGCAGGAAAGAACTAGTGCGTCAGGAGCTGGCGCAGAAAAAAGAGGCGGGAAAGAGTGCGAAGCTCGATGAGGCTATCCGGCGAATCTCAAAGCATTCAGGCATTGGCGCTTATGACAAAGCAATCAAAAGCGTAAAAAAGTGTCTCGACCATCCCGGCTGGTTTCAAAGCACCGAAGAAATCATGACCGCTTTGGAGTTGGTACGCAATGGTTATAAGGTTCATCATCAGGTGCGCGTGTTTGACTGCACCGTCGACTTCGTCCTTCCAGAGTTGAAGATTGCGCTTGAAATCGACGGTCCCATTTATCACGGAAAAGACAAGCAGGAGTCTCAGAGCCTGCGCGACGACATCATAACAAACAAGCTGGGCGACGGCTGGCAGATGGTACGGATATCGACGGACAACATCAATAAAAACATTACCCGCTTGATTCCGGCTATCAAAAGTCTGCTGAAATACCGGCGTGAAATAAGAGGATAGCAAAGTCCACCTTAGTCCACTGTTAAGCATAAGGATTTTCTGGTAGACTATAATTGAGGCAGTATACCAAAGAAACCATCGAGGAGAAATCCCCGGTGGCTTTTCTTTTGCCCTGTGAGGAGGTGAACAGAGTGCCGCGCAAACCCAAGCGTCCCTGCGCGTACCCCGGCTGTCCAAAGCTGACGAACGGAATGTACTGCGATGATCATAAAAAGAAAATGGACAAAGCATATGACAGGTACTCCCGCAGCTCGGACGTCAACAGAACCTACGGTCGTTCCTGGAAGCGTATCCGTGACCGCTACATTAAGCAGCATCCGCTTTGCGAACGCTGTCAAAAGGAAGGGCGGCTGACGCCGGTGGACGAGGTGCATCACATCCTGCCCGTCTCACAAGGCGGCAAGAGTACGCCGGACAACCTGATGTCTCTCTGCCGCTCCTGCCATAACATTATTCATCTGGAGCTTGGCGACAGACACACGCATGAATGACCCCTGGGGGTATAAAAATCGCTACAGCTTTTCCATGAGGACAGCGGCCAAGGGTCACGTGTTCGTTTTTTCAAAACCAAATGCCGTATTGCCCCGAGGAGGTGAAAGAATGGCAGGAAATCAAAACAGCGGCGGTCCCAGACCCGGTTCCGGGCGGAAAAAGAAGCCGCTGGCAGACAAAATCACAGAGGGCAAGGCCGGCGGCAAGAAGCTATCTGTCATAGAGTTCTCCAACGCCGCAAATCTTGAAGGGCAGGAAATGCCAAAGCCCAGCGCCATGCTCTCCGCTACGCAGAAGGACGGCAAAACGCTGGAAGCGGCGGAGATATACGAGAGGACGTGGCAGTGGCTTAATGAGCGCGGGTGCTCTGCTCTGGTATCGCCTATGCTCCTGGAGCGATTTGCCATGAGCGCGGCGCGCTGGATTCAGTGCGAGGCGGCAGTCAGCGAGTACGGTTTTCTGGCAAAGCACCCCACGACCGGCGCTGCCATCGCTTCTCCGTATGTGTCCATGAGCCACAATTTCATGAACCAGACCAACAGACTGTGGCTGGAGATATTTCAGATCGTAAAAGAAAACTGCACCGGCGAGTACAGCGGAGCCAATCCGCAAGATGATGTGATGGAGCGGCTTTTGACCGCTCGGAAAGGAAGATGAAATGACCACTTACAAAACAGCAGAAAGCGTGTGCGCGGGTCACCCGGATAAGCTCTGCGACTATATCGCAGACAGCATCCTGGACGCCTGCCTCCGCAAAGACCGTTCTTCCCGCGTGGCCTGCGAGGTCATGGCGACCAAGGGCAAGATCATCGTGGCGGGCGAGATCACCTGCAGCGAAAAGGTCGACATCCGCTTCGTCGTCCATGAGGCGCTAAGGGAGCGCGGCTACAACCCTCGCAAGTTCACGACTTTCGTGTTCGTCCACAAACAGTCCGGCGACATCGCAGGCGGTGTGGACAGGGCGCTCGAATCCCGCAACGGCGACACCACCAGCTACTCTATGCTCGGTGCCGGGGATCAAGGCACGGTGGTCGGCTACGCCACAAACGAGACCTACGAGAAGCTGCCGATGCCGCTGATCTATGCTCACAAAATCTGCAAACGTCTGGACGAAGCCCGCAGCGATAAGATCATCAAGGGCATCCTCCCGGACGGCAAGGCACAGGTCACTGTGGAATATGAGAACGACAGACCCAAGCGCATATCGAATATTGTCGTATCCGTTCAGCACGAAGCCGACAAGGATTTGGAGGTGCTCCGCAGCGAGATCATCTCCAATGTGCTCTGGCCGGTGTTCGAGCAGTTCCCGTTTGACGATGACACCGAGATACTCATCAACCCCAGCGGTCGCTTCGTCGAGGGTGGCCCCGCTGCGGACACTGGGCTGACCGGGCGCAAGCTGATGGTGGATACCTACGGCGGTCTTGCCGGTCATGGCGGCGGTGCGTTCAGTGGCAAAGACCCCACGAAGGTCGACCGTTCTGGCGCATACATGGCCCGTTTTATCGCAAAGAATCTCGTCTGGTGCGACCTTGCCAAGAAGTGCGAGGTCGCTATTTCTTATGCCATCGGCAAGGCAGACCCCGTGGCGGTATCCGTGAACAGCTTTGGTACCAGCGCCCTTACAAATGAGCAGCTCGCTGCTGTCGTGAAGAAGGTCTTCAACCTCCGTCCGGCGGCTATTATCGAGAAGCTCAGTCTCCGCACGGCACGGTACTCGGATACCTCCGCTTACGGTCACTTCAACTCCTGTCTCTTCCCGTGGGAGGACGGCGGGCGCTGCTACCGCGAGTTGGAGGAAGCCGCCAATGAGATCGCTGACCCGAAGCACGGAGGATGAGCCTATGGAAATACAGAAGAAGAATACCGCCGAGCTCCTGCCTGCCGAGTATAACCCGCGCAAGGACTTGAAACCCGGCGATGCCGAATACGAAAAGCTGAAACGCTCTATCGAGCAGTTCGGATATGTTGAGCCGGTCATCTGGAATAAGGTGACCAGCCGTGTTGTCGGCGGACATCAGCGTCTGAAGGTGCTGCTGGACATGGGCATGACCGAAGTAGACTGCGTGGTGGTCGAGCTTGATGATGAGAAAGAAAAGGCGCTCAACATCGCCCTTAACAAAATCTCCGGCGAGTGGGACAAGGACAAGCTGGCTCTGCTCATCGCAGATTTGCAGGGTGCAGACTTTGACGTGTCCCTCACAGGCTTTGAGCCCGCCGAGATCGACGACATCTTCAAAGAGAGCACCAAAGATAAGATCCACGATGACGATTTCGATGTGGATGCGGAGCTGGAGAAAGCCGCCATGTGCAAGTCCGGCGACGTCTGGACGCTGGGTCGGCATCGGCTCGTCTGCGGTGACAGCACCAAGGCGGAAACCTACGATATGCTCATGAATGGCGTCAAGGCCAATCTGGTCGTGACAGACCCTCCGTACAACGTCAACTATGAGGGTGGCACCGGGCTGAAGATCAAGAACGACAACATGGCGAACGACCAGTTCTATCAGTTCCTGCTGGACTCCTTTACCAACATGGAACGCTGCATGGCGGAGGACG